GCTAGACCGATGACGGCAACTATATGAAAAGGGCCCCGATCGGGGCCCTTTTCATATCGTCAGCGCGCGCCTCAAGTGGCCTGCTTTTACTCCGCCCCGCTGGCCTGGTTTTGCTCCGCCGTTGACATCCGGTCGGCGTCCGTGCTGTCCCGGTTGGCAATAACCGCTTCAAGGGCAAGCTTTTCCTGCTGCATCTGCAAGTCGAGCAACCGGAGGTCAGAAGCGCGCCGATCCTTTGCCGTGCGGGCCAATCCGCCCTGTAACTGGGCCATTTCCTGAGCGTTTGCCAACGACGATGACGCAAGCTTCAACTGCTCCTGGCCGTTGAACTCGGCTTCCTGAAAACCGATTGCCTGCCGCTTGTTGGCAGTAATGCGCTCCTCAATGGCCTTGAGTTCTTCGACCTGCTTTTCGTTATATCGCTTGCTGCCCTGGGGACCGTCCTTGTCGATCTGGTCCATGCGGCTTTTGCGGTCTTGCTCAAGCGCCTGACGCTCAAATTCAAATCGCTGGATAGCGGTGCTGGCGAGCGCCGCTGCGCTATCCAGTTCCTCCCGCTTGCTACGGTTCATGTCACCGGTGAAGGCTTCTAGGTCCTTGCGGTCCTTTTCAGCCTGACGTTCAGCCTCACGCGCTGACTTGTCCGCTGCACTGTGGCCGGAACCGCCGCCCGGCTTTTTGGCTACCGGGGGACGTGGAACCGGCCTGCCGCTGCCAGGCGTGGCGCGGCCTGCGCGACCGGCTCTAATGTCCCTGGCAAGCCTATTAGCACGATCAGTAATCTGCTGATCGGTCATGCCCCTGCCGGTGAAATCTCGCTCGTTTCCGTTCTGGCGAATGACCGTGACAGCGCGCTGGCGTGCTGTCTGGCGACGGCTGGACTGATAGCCGCGCTCGTGATCGCCCTCCATGTTGCTGCGCGGTCCGACATTGCCCGTGTAGCCGGTGCGGAAACCAAGATGTTTTTCATCCCACGCCTGTGCGCTGCGCTGTAGGTCAGGCAAGAAGTTGCGAAGCTGATCCACGCCGTTGAAGATGCTCTTCATCTGCTCGTGGAAGCTGGCAACGCGAACGCCCAGCACGTCGAACGCGTTATTGCCACCATCTAGGAATGGCTGAAACGCGGTGCCCAATGCTTCGAAATTGGCACGCATTTCACCGCCAGCAGCTTCGGCCGTGGAAGCCAGATCCTCGACCGCGTCGGTGCCTTCGCCCATGGCGTTGACGATCGCGGTGCTGATGCCGCTTCCACGCTCAAATGCACCGATGATGTCCGTGGCGGCATTCATCGCAGAGGTCTTTGCCTGCTCGAATGTCTTTGGGAGTTCCTTGAACTCCTGGTCGATGCCCTTGGTAAACTTCTGGTCCGTCAGAGCCTTGAACAGCACTTCGCTGGTCAGCTTGCCCTCTTCGGCCATCTTACGCATTGCGCCAACGGGAACGCCCATGCTGTCTGCAAGCAGGCGCATGATGCGCGGACTGGCCTCGTTGATGCTGTTGAATTCGTCGCCGCGCAGGACGCCGGATGCGAGGGCCTGACCAAACTGTAGGGTGGCGGAGGCCGCAGCGTTGGTATCAGCGCCACCGATCTTGAGCGCCTTGCTGAACGTCTCGGTTGCCCGCGCTGCGTCATCCTGGCCTTTGCCCAGGTCGCGAGCAGCAGGCAGCATCTTAGCGTAAAGGCTGACAGTCTCTTGAAGACCGCTGTTGGTTTCCTTTGCGATCTCGCAGGTCTGCCGCATCGCGACGCCCTGGTTACCAAATTGCGCGGTCGCCAGCTTTATCTGAGCCTCAAGTGTCTTTGACGTATCGGCAAGTTCCAGGTACTTTTTCGCACCATCGATCGCTTTGTCGGCAATGTAGACAGCGGCGAAGCCTTTGACCGCAGCCGAGGCGCGGCTCATTCCCTGTTCGATCGCGGTGCTGGCCCGATTAGTGGCTTTAGTTGCACGTTCAAGTCCACTGATAAAGCTCGCGCTTTCGAGTGACATGCTCGCGTACATCGAGGCAATCTGTTGAGCCATTTATTCGCGCCCCCGCGTTAGTATTCTTGTGCTATTACTTAGCGGGAGGCTTGCTCTTCGATCCGGAGGTGCCGAATCCGTTGCGAGTTGACGGCTTCTTGCGTGGTCCACGCTTGATACCTTTGTCCTTGCGAGTTTTCCGTGTCTTATCCATTGGTGCGGGAAGCGCGGGTACTTCCTCGACGGCTTCCACCTTGATTGTTTTGCCCAAGAAGAAGTCGCGGACCTTCTCGTCCAGTTCTTCTGGCGTTGGGTCTGGCTTGACGTGGCTTTGTGGATCGCGATCGATAAAGCGCGGAATGGTCGCGTTTGCTTTGCTGTTGATCGCGTAGAGGAGGTTTAGGCCCAGTTCGGCCCGGTGGTCCTCGGGTTCACAGCCCCAGGGCTCTAGGTGGTAGAAAGCCTGCCAGCCGACCAGTTCGTCATGAGAGATGGTTTCAAGCTCTGCGAGGGTCTTACCCAGACCCATCGCAAGCCGAAATTGGAAACGGCGTAAGGGGTTTTCCCTCAGCCTTTTTTTTCGAGTTCTACGGTTTCAGACGCGAAGCGCCTGTAATCGTTGATTGAGATTACAGCCTCGTACAGCCTCGTCACCGCGTTGCTGGACCATGTTTCAAACAGCGCCATATCGTCTTCGCTGAACATCCGCGTGTCGTGCTCATCAACAGCACTCATCACGATAGATAGAACCGCGATGTCCAGGTCCGCTGGCTTCGTAAGCCCTTCGCGGTTGGCTTCGGGCTTGTCCTGGTCGTCTTCGTAAAGGTGTACGGCCGCTTGGTACTGTCGGATGCGCTCAAGGTACGTGGCGCGTGTGTTGACGCTCATTTGCAGAATGCGAACCGCGACATCCTCGCCCATTTCTGGGACGAGGACATCAACGTGCGGCAATTTTGCCGCCAAACAATCTGCTCGGGAAAACAGCTTGGCCATGAATTATGCCGCTGCCGTCTCAACGACATTGCCAGTGACTTCCAAGTTAGCCGATGCCTGCACGACATCGTCTTGGCTAGCAGTGCGCTCAAAGGTCAGCACGAATGCTGTAAAATCGTACTTGGTGCCGTCCGAGAGCGTCAGGCGGAACTTCGTTGCTGCCCTGGTGCCGCGTGCTGCGCGTACTAGCGTTTGGCCAGCATCCTTGGGCAGGAAGATCAGATTGATCGAGACCTGGCCTTCATCGGGCAGGCCCATGGACTTTTCCTTGGCTACGCTGTCGAAGTCGGTTGTATCAATTACAGCAGCCGATCCGCCACCAAGACCAGAAAAGTCCTTGAAGCCCTTGACCTGAACGTAGGTGGTTGCAGTAGTGTTGATTTCGAGCTTGGTGCCCGCTGCGTTAATTCCAATGGCCATTTGTTTGGCTCTCCTTGTTTATTGGGATTTGACCCCAACAAAAGAGGGCCGTATCTCTACTTATTCCACGTGGGTGATCTTGAATTCCAAATTGATCCGCGTGAGGTCCGCGTTGCTGGTCAGGTCGCTCAGGTCTTGTTCGTTGATGAGATTACAGTCGCTGATTTCAGCATCCCGGTAGCCATCCAGCGCGATCCTGATGCGGTTTGCGAGGGCCTTGGCCTCGTCAAAATCGAGCGCGTACACATCAACACGGAACGTGGGCATCGCCATGCCGGTCGGACCATCGAAGTCGCGCAGTCGGGGCGTGGAAACGCGAGTGTAGGTAACGAACGGGGCTTTTTTGCCCTTGGGTACGATGACCGGATATGTCTGCGGGCAGATTGCCGAGATCTTCGTTGTCAGCGTTGCTTCAATCACTTTTTGGCCTTTCTAGCGGCCTTATCGATCGCCTTTTTCAATGCGGGTGCCAGAGCGGCGACCACCTTGCTTGCGACCTGATCGATCGCGGGTTTGAACCACGGCCTTGCGGGTTCGTGTTCGGTGCCAAACTCGGAGAACCGGCCCCAAAACGCTTTACCGGTCGTGACCTGGAAGCTGACTGTGTGTTGCTTGCGAGCGCGGACTTTTCGAGTTTTGATATTCTCGTGGAGGTGCCCGTAATCCGCACTGCTTTGGCTACCATCCTTGTTGCGCCACGTGCGTTTCGAGGACTGGTCGCCACGCGGCGCGCTGGCTTTCACAGCATCACGCATGACGTTCGTGGCTTGCCGGGTCGCCTGCGCGCCAGCCTTGGTTGCGACTTCGGGACCCAGAGCTTTGAGAGCCGTTTCCAGCTCTTTTGCGCCCTGGAATTTGAAGCTGTTGCGGTTGGCCACTAGATAGCCCTCACGAGCAGCGCGAGACCTTCCCGGTTGCCGATCTCGTCCACAGCCTCAACGGAATATCGCTGGCCTTCGCACTCAACCTGCATCGAGGTCGTGATGCCCTGCCTATAGCGGATAACGAACTTGGCTTCCGCGCTTTGCTCCATACCGGCCGCGCGCGTGGCATCCTTTAAACTCAGGCTTTTGCGTTCAGCCCAGGTTGTCGCCAGCTTGGCGAAGCTGCTGCGCTCCGTGCCGGTGGGCGAACGGGTCGTAATCGGGCCATAAATGGCGATCGATCGATTAAGGGAGCCGGCGCTGATCACAGGCTGCTCAGTCGGAAGGGGTTGAGCAGACGGTTGAACGTCTGCGTTCCAACCGTCTGACCTTCCCGGTTGGCGTACAGGTCCGCGACGAAAACAGCGATTGCCTGCTTGACGCTGGCAGGGCACGTGTAGGGCTCAAGAATGCGACCTGTGTACGCGGCGGCGTGTTCCTGGGCGGTAAGGATTAGAAGGTCGATCGTAGTGTCGTCGGCACCGTTGTCGATGCGGCACCATTGCTTGACTTCCTGAGGCGTAATGACGGGATCATGTTCCATCATATACTTAGCATGACGGACCATCCTTCTTTTCGGACGTTAGTTAGGAAAACTAAATTAAATGGCTTCGCTTATACAGGTCTTAGCAGTCGTAGCTTTTCTAACTGCGATTGCGGGTTGGTTCAAAGTCGGCATGACGCTGCTGCCAAGTATAACCTCGGCAGCAATCGGCGCTCTCGTTTCATGGTCGATTTTTAAGGCAGGGCGAAGCCAGGGTAAGCGGTCGACTACAGTTGATCTGTATAAGGAGTACTATTCCCAGGCTTTTGCGGATGACCGGGTTAAAGCGGAGTTCTTTTTTAGGAAAAACAGGCGAAATGACTGGACAGGGGAAAATCCCTACGATCTGCCTGATCCCGAAAAGTGGCGAAGCGGATACTCTTCCGTTACACGGTATTTCCATAGAGTTTCTATACTCTACCAGCGTGACGAGATGCAGCGCGACTTGGCTCAGGAGCTTTTAAGCAGAGAGCTAGGATACTGGTTCGCCATCGCGTTCCTTCCGATGCGGGACCGTACCGACTGGTGGACTAAGGACGCGATCTACGATTTGGGTAGAGCATTTTCTGAGGGAAAGCGAAGAGACCTCTTTCGACGTGGATACCTTGATGGCTGCGATGCGAAAAAGAAGCGGGCGAAGACAACGAGGAAGGTTTTTACGCCTCGATCGCATTACAAACGTTCAACCCCCCGGAGGTAATTGGCGGCAGTCACTTTGCCGCCAATTACCCAATTAAGCCTGGACCTTCAGCACCACGAACGCCTTGGCATCAGTGACCATGCCGCTTACGCGCTTGGTTGCGTAGAAGTGGACGAATGGCTTGTGGGTGTAAGGATCACGCAGAGTGCGAACGCCGATACGGTCAGCGATCGTGTAACCCTGCTTCATGTTCGCGAATGCCAGTGGCGTCTTGCCAGCAGCGATAGCGTCCATGTCCTCTAGCTCAACATGCGCGTAACCGGCGATGCTTGCTGGCTGGCCCAAGACCAGCGAAGGCTGCCACAGGTAATTGCCGGTGCTGTCCTTAACGGTGCGAAGCGAAGCCGAAACTGCGCCGCTGGAGTAGAACTTAGCGCCTGCTCGGTAAGCCGAGTCCATGGCATAGATCATGCTGAACATGTAATCGGCACCAGCAGGCAGCGCCGCGGCCGCGCCGGTCTTGATCGTGTTCAGGCCGGTCTCCGTTAGGAAGCCCTTGGGCTTGTTTACGCCATCGCCGTTTACGAACGCCTTGTTCTCCGCAATTGCCATTTCGTTGACAATTTCAGTCTGAAGCCAGGCTTCCAAATTGAACTGGCTGTCGTCCAATGCGCGCTGCGAAACTGCTGGGTTGGCGTAAATTTCGCCACCGGGCAGGGTCGTTTCGACGAGCGTTGGAGTTGCAGTCTCGGGGCGTGGATCGGTTTCGCCAACCCAGCCGGTCGTCAGGCCGCGCTTGTTCGTCAGGAAGGTATAGCGGTCATTCGAGGTCTGAATGACATTTGCCTCCGAACGGATCGGACTGATTGTGCGGAGGTCGGCACGGATGCCAGCTTCGACAGTCTTGGGGACTAGAAAGCCGCCAGTGGTGTCGTTGGTAACGAGGGCCTTGGCTTCCAGCTCTGCCTCGTAGCGGTCGCCCTTGCGCGCCCACTTGTCCCATACGGACTTGTATTCCTCGTCGGCAGCTTGTGCGTCGCTAGCGCCAATGCGGTTGGACTTCTTCGCTACATCGGCGACGGATGCCTGGAGGGCACCTAGATCGGCATTCAACTTTTCGAGCTTATCGGTTGTAACGTAGTCTGCGCTGCCCTTGCGCTCAATCTGGGCAATCCGGTCGTCGTTGGTATTCTTGAACTCCTCGAATGCCGTTGCCAGCTTCGAGATTTCGTTGAGATCGGCCATTAGGGGCTCCTTTGTCTCGGTTGTTTTCAGTAAACCTCGACGCCAGAATCCCTCCGTGCTTGGTTGTGCTTTTACTTATCAATCGGGTCTCAGGCAGCGCGCATCATGGCCGCTAAATTGTCGATCGCTGCGGATGTTGCTTTTTGCTCCGCTACTTCCGACTTGCTTTCGAATTGACTTGCGACTGCGATGCTCTGGCTTTTCGACAGGCCAAATTCGCGTAGAAGCTGTTCCAAATCGCGGACGCTCATTTCCTCGCCCATGCTCTTCACGGCCTGAACGCGCGCTTTGACGTTCGCCGGCAGTGTGACGACGCTGACCTCGACAAGATCGACTTCCTTGAGCGTGCGGCGTGGGTCTTCAGGTTTCGCCCGCATATCAAAGGACACGGGGCGGAAACCGATCGACAAGCCGTTGAGCGCGCCAGCTTTGAGCGCAACGTATGTGTCCCGGCCCATGCTGGTATCCAGCAGCTCACCAGCTACCTTGAGGCCGTAACCGTCCTCGCTCATGTCCGTCCAACGACCGATCGGCAGGGAGCCAAACATGTCGTGGTTCAGAAACATCAATGGCGCGGTGCCATCCGTCAGGTGGCTGGCGAGGCTCTTTGCAAAAGCGCCTGGAGCGATGACATCGCCATAACTGTCTACGTTGCCAAAGACCGCGCCGTAGCCTGAGAAGGTCATCTTGCCGTCGTCATCATTAACGCTGTCGAATTTGCATTCCAGGCGTGCGACCGCCTTTTGTTCAATGGGGATCACTTTGCTACCTCGTTATCGTCGGGTTGTGGGGAAGGGGCCTGGTTGGGCGTTTGATTGTTGCCGCCGAAAATGTTGGCTGCGCCGGTTAGCTTGTCGGCCTCAGGGTCCGTGCTGCGTGGCATGTCTTCCTTGGCGCGGATCTCGTTTGCGGTCATCGCGCCAATGGTCTTCATCGTCTGGTAGTACGAAGCGCGGTCTTCATGGCTGGCACGCAACAGAGCGTTGGCGTTGAGCTTGATCGAATATCCGTCGAGCAGTTCCTGACGGGTCAGCAGCGAGACTTCCGCGCTCTGCTCGAACCGTTCGTACCAAGGCATCAGCGTGTGGGTTAGATGCGCGAGAAACATTTGCTCCACGCTGGCGTAGCTGGTCGCGCCGCTCTGCATGACCATGATGGGCAGCACGCGGAAGAAGCGGCAAATCTCTTCGATCAGGAACTTGCGGTTCTCGATCCACTGGGCTTCGTTGGCGGTGCCTGACACAGGAGTGAACTCGAGATCGAATGGCAGCATGACGGTCTTGTGGGCGTTCTCGGTGCCTTGATGCTGCGCGGCCCAAAGGGTTTTGATCTCGTTGCGCTGCTCGGGCGTGAGGGCCTGAGCGCCAGTCCGCGTGGTCAGCAATCCGCCTGGACGTGCGCCATTCTCGAACAACTTGCTGCCGAACCGCTCGGTGGCCTGCGCCAAGCCAATCGTCTTGCAAGCCATCTGCACTGCATCGAGACCCTGGAACCCGTTCCAGCTCGGACCCTTGATGTGCCAGATGTCGTCAGCGGGGATGGACTTCGGCCCCTTGCCGTCGAGCGTGACCTTGTACGTTAGATCGAACGTGTCGTTCTGTTCGACGGTGACCACCGACGGGTCAAAGGCATAAAGTTCAACGATCTTGCCGTTGACCTTATTCTTGAAAATATAGGCGTTATTTTTAAGCGCGAGATGGATGCCGATCTGCTCGCGAAACTCGAAGCTGGTTTGCCAGTCGTTGGGACGGCGATTGAGCAGATAATAAAGGGCATGATCGCGCGCTTCAGTGGGCGATCCGTAGCCGTCTTCCTTAAAAACTTTGCAAGGAACCTGGGCCAAGCCCTCGGCAATTACCCTCGCGCAGCACAGGACGGCACTCGTTTGGATCGCCGTTCGATCGTTTACCGCTTCGCCCGCTGTTCGCTCGCGATCAAACGACCGTAGCAGGTCGGCGGAAGTGGATATAATTTGCGGGCTTTTGCCGTCAAGTCCAAATAGTTGTGAAAGAATTCCCATTCTTTACTTAGCACGGTGGTTCAGATCCCTCTTCACCCCTCCTCAATCACTATATTAGTCCTGAGCCTTGACGCGGCTTAACCCGTCGAACACGAATTTGAAAACCGTTGAGGTAGCGCAATATGATCGATCGTGACGATGCCACTGACTTCGCGAAAAAGTTGGCTGGCGCCACTAACCGAACGGTCAGAGATTACCTAGAAGAAGATGTCGTTTTCGAAGAGCCATTTTCCGACCAGCTTTGTGGACGACTAAAAGAAACTCTAGAGGGTTTTGAAACAGACAACATAATTTGGCAAGCGGACGTCGTTAGTGCGGAAAAGGGGCGGGCTCGTTTTAAAGCTCGTACACTTACAAAAAATAAGGAGGAGCCCGACCTGGGAGGTGACATTATTATGGTCTTGGATGTGGAGACGAACGACTATGACATAAAGAAGGGATTGTTGGTTCAGGCCAAGCGTTTGCAGCAGGGTATGCGGATCGATGCCACTGAGCACAGAAGACTGCTCGTTCAGTGCAATAAGATGCTCTCTGTTACCCCTGCAAGCATGGTATTTCTTTACGGCGATCATGGGGTTCACGTCGTTCCTGCGGCGGCCGTGGCCCAGCACAAGGGGCAAAACCTTTACGATATTCAGACTTATGATATCTCGATTCTCTACACCGACTTCGCACTGTGTTGGTTCGGAGATCCGCGAATCCAAGCAACCGACCGTGCGTCCCTCGAAGGGCTGAGGGAGCGATTCGGCGCGGAAGCCGCTATCCGCTTGATCGGCCGCGGCATTGAGTACGGGGTGGACTGGTACGATGAGCCGTTCCCACGATGAGCTTCTGTCGATCTAGTCGAGGAGATCCATCCAAACCTCGACTAGTGTGGGCTGCGCCGCTGATGCCAAGCCCACGGCCATCATCATCGCTACGAACCCGTCGATCTTGCTTTCTGGTCGGCGGGCGGGCTTTTCGGGCTTGATGAACTCGCCATGGTGTCGAGCAACCACATTACCGGTCATCCAGCGCATCATCCGGTTGCCGTCATGCTTGAGTTGGCCGAGCGCGATCAGCTTTTCAAAGCGGCTCATGGGCGGATGCATGTTGGGGAATGTCTGAGGGTAGGTGCGGACTGGCAGACCTTCGCCGCCTAGCCGCTGCGCCATCATAGCGGCCTGCCATTGGTCGAACGCGATGCCCTGAACGTTGAACTGCCCACATAGCTGGCGAAGCTTTTTCTCCACCGCGTCAAAGTCGGTTTCTTCGTCTGGCGTCAGGATCAGTTCGCCGCGCTCGGCCCATTCTCGGTACGCGCTGGCGTTCTTGCTCGACCGGTCAACGCCCATTTCAGGCAGAAATATGTATGGGTAAAAGTGATAAACCGGGTCAGCTTCGGTGACCTGTTCGACCAGCAAGCCAATGGCCGTGGTATCTAGGATGCGGCTGATGTCGCAACCAATCCAGGCACGAAGTCCGCGATCCTTTACCTCATCAAACGGCAGCGCGTCGGCGTTGCCGTCCCAATCCTTCATGTTGACCCAAGCGTTGCTGCTCGATTGCCAAACATTCAGGTGTTTGGTCAGCAGTTTGGGCTTCTCCGATGGCTTATCGAGCGCCGTTTGGTAGTAATCCCGTAGGGCCTCGACCGAAAAGCTAACGCCCATGTTGGGGTTGGCCTTCTTCCAGGCGTCAAAATCCCGCCAGTCATCGTCTTTATCGATGGTGTAGATGGCGCTGAACAGCTTATCGTTCGTTAGTTCGCCGCTCAAAACCTGCTCTGCATAGGCCTGTAGGTCACGGCAGGGGCCAGCGGTGTTGAAGCCAGCAGTAGTAATCGTAACAAGAAGCGGCTGGCGGCGTGCGCCCATGCCGGTCTTCATCGTCAATCGTTGTTCGTCGCTGGCGTTTTCGTGCGCCTCGTCCAAGATCGCGCAGTGAGGGTTGCCGCCGTCACCTGGATTGCCGATCATGCGCTCCATGAAGCTGCCGTCAGGTAGTTCGATCTTTTTCTTAGTGATTATCGCGCCGTAGTAGGAAACGAAGCTGTCAGCACGCAGGGCCATTTCCCTACAGGGCTGAAAACAAAAATCGGCCTGCTTGAGGTCGTTTGCGCCGATGTAAACCTGCGCGCGACTTTCGTAGTCGGCAACCAACATATAGAGCGCGATTGCTGCCGCGTAGGTGCTTTTGCCGTTCTTGCGCGGAATCTCGATGAAAGCTTCGCGGTGTTTGCGGAAACCCAGGCTGTCAACCAGTCCGAAGATCGCAGCGTTTATCCATACCTGCCAGGGCTGAAGGATTAGGGTCTCGCGTTTGGCTGCTAGTGCGCCTTCCAAGTAGGGAAACGCCTGCATGAACAGGCAGACGCGCTCCACCTTGCCAGCGTCAAAGACCCAGGTTTCGCCCTCAACAGCGCGGAGGAAGATTTCGCAGGACTGGCGGATCTGGTCGCAGGCAGTGATCGCCATTTCTGGCACCCGTGGGCGCGCGACCCGCTCCGCATAGTGGATCGCTACATCAGCGAAATGCCCTTTGCCCTTCCGCACGGTTAGGCGTCAGGCAAAGCGGCGAACGGATTTGCGGCTGGGTTAAGAGGGTCGGTAGTGCCGGTGGATACGCGACCTGATAGGCCGCTGATGCCCAGCAGTTCACTGAGCTTGCGAACTTCAGTCGTGTACGCGCCACGAGGCATTTCGCCTTTGGCGAAAATCGAACGACATACCGCTTCCATGGAGCAGTAGCGGGCAAAAGTGCTGCTGTAGTCAGCGTTGATGCCATGGGCGACGACGCGTTCAAGCTCTTCAAACCATACGTCTTGGGCTTCCGCACTCAGGTAATCGGGCATGATCGGCTTGCTGTCCGAGCCCGTGGCGGTATTCTGTTTGGGTTTTGGTCCTCTTTTCACCCATTACTTAGCAGAGCGGCGAGAGCACGCCATCGCCAACGCGATGTTAGACGCAGAAGCGGGAATTGTAGCCCCACACGATGAGGCCAAGGACAATCGCGACGACAACCACTACCGCGGACACTCTGGCGGACACCGGCCACTTGTCCGTCCACTTGAAGTGCAGTTGCTCATCCATCCACCCGATCTGGGTTTCCGCGAACAGTTTGTAGTGGGCATACCACCCGCTCAAAAACACCTGCTTGCCGATAGAAGTCGCGCGATACTCAGCGTTGATGGCGTCAAATTCAGATTTAGCGGCGACGGGATCATAGCCCGCCTTTACGCTGCGATAGAGGTCCTTTAATCGGTCGAGCAGCGCGAGTAACTTGTTCGCCGTCTTCTCGTATTCGTCGGCGCGATAGAACGACAAATAGAGAGTGGCAACGCCAACAGCCAAAAGGATGGCGGACGGCACCTTGGCGGACCACTGCTCGTAGATAAGCGCGAATATGCCGATGATACTGGAAACCAAGCCGACCCATCCTGGCAGCTTGGTAATCCAATCATACGTCGCGAAGGTCTTCCGAGCGCCGAACGCGACATCGTATCCCTTCTCGGCGATGGTCAGCAAAAGTGCATCTTTGTCCATCAGTTCTCGCTTTCGTCTACAATGGGAACGTGGATGCGATCCTTGGCTACGACAACGCCGCCCTGCACCGCGTAGCAGTCTACAACATGCTCACCACGGAAGTTCGAGGTCTCCGTCTTGACCTTGTTCCCGCTGTCAGGGACGATCTGCCCACGGATCATATCGCGGCGAACAGCCTCTGGACCTCGGTTCAGCACCTTCCAGTAGACGATATAGATGCCCTTGATGTTCTCGCTGGCGATGTAGAACTTGAGCGACTTAGATTTGTAAACGTTGATGCGCTTCATGCCTGCACCACGCATTGCCCGCAGCAGCAGCGTGCGGAAGCCGCTCTGCTTCACCTCGCACTCCAGTCGCATGGAATACCGAATGTCGATGGGGAACTTGTCCTCGATGGACTCCTCGGTGTTGTCTGCGGTGTAGCTGGCCTCGGTGATCTGCGCCTTTCGAACCTCAGTAGCATCAGAGAGGGGATAGGCCCTGCCGAACAACTTGCGCCACCGATTGTTTGCCTTGGCGTCCTCACCAGCCTCCAGGGCTTTATCCGCGTATGCCAAACCCTTCTTGGCCTTGGACTGGAAGGGTTTGTGGACGTTAACATGCTGCCCAGAGCCAAGCGCCCCATAGCGGTCCTGTTTAGGTAGCTCGGCAAGGTAGGCCAGGAAGTCGCGCATCATCTGCCCGCATGAAGCAAACCCGGTCTTGTCATATGTGTCGCGCGTTACAAGAAAGTTGTGCGCGAGTGTGTCTATGACCAAACCGCCCATTCCCACGCCATGCTTATTCTTCCAGGCGCGAGTCATTCTGGCGAGCCGACGCAAGTTGCCGCTCTTATCGGCGTCTACCTTCTTTGTCGTGTCTAGTTCGAGGCGCGGCTTGGTCAGACGATAACAGCCGATGCCCTTGGTGTAGGGATACCAAAAGCCATCGGTATCCTCAAAGACAGGCTGAACCTCGATCTTGAAATTCTGATATTCGCAGACGACCACGAGTGTATCGACATAGACCGTTGTGGTCTTGTATCGCTCCTGAATGGCATCCGCTGTATGGCGGAGCAGCTTGTAGGGGTCGTTCTTGTAGGTATCCCACTTACCAGCGGGCATAATGTAGAGCATGTCCAGGTCGGAAATGCCCCGGATGCCGGTCCAGCGGCCATACGAGCCTACCTGGAGGCTATTGGCTGTCCGAATCTCCGTTTCCCGGAACTGGAGATTGCACGCTCGCGTCACTTCGCCGTAGCGAGAGGAAATCGTGGCCTCGTTGTCGATTGCGATGTTTGAGAACAGCGTCTTGAAATCGTCCGCCCTGCTGATGGTAGCCTCCCGTTACTGCGCCGGTCTGGAGCCCCCCACCGTGACGCTATCATTACGGGTCAAAATGGGCGGCGGTCCTGGTTTGTTCAACCCAGTAACGATCTGCCAATCACATCCATTTTGACGGCAAGCTGACCACCCTAGGTATTTTAATTCACTCAGGCGTCTTTTGCAGGGGGGTGCTGTTGCTTAGGCTCACCATTCCTCAGATTTTGGGCGCCCCCTCGTTCTCACGTTCAAATTGGGGTCTAGGCGGTTCAATGGGATCGGAGCGCACTATGGTGCCGTACGCCCATGTAGACCCTCACAGGGCATCTGTGGCACCCTCTCGGGTTAGCGAGCATGAGGATATCCGATGGAAGCTCTGGATGATGTTTGGGCAGGCGACTTACTCAACCGCCGCGAGGAAGCCGAAGACCTCATTGGATACCTCGAAAGCGTCGCGTCGCGGGCACCAATCCGCGAGGATGGACACGCCCACGTCGTAGCTCTCGATACAAGCTACGGGCAGGGCAAGACGTTCTTCCTACGACGCCTTGATCGTCATCTTCGGGCGACCGAGCACGTGAGCGCCTTCGTTGATGCCTGGGTCGATGATTTGGAGGACGAGCCGATCGTTGCGCTGGCGGCTACACTCGACAAGGCGTTGAAGCCGTGGGCTGAAGACGACGCAGCCGTGGAGGCAGGACTAACGCAATTCAAAGCAAAAGCAGGACGGGTCGCGAAGATTGTCGGCGTTGGCCTCGCCAAGCGGGGTGTCGGATTTTTGATAACGCAGGGAGCTGCGGAAGCGTTGGGTGACGAACTCACGAAAGCTTCGGAGGTTGACCGTGACATTCGCAAGGACGCCTTAAAAGATGGTGCGGCGGCACTGGTCAATGATGTCTCAGCAAGAGTGGTCGAGCCACCGGCTCCAAGTATGGACGTCAGGATTGCGAAATTCCGAGACGGCCAACAAGCGATCCAAGATATGAAGGATAGTTTGTCGGACGTTGTCGCGGCGCTCGTCAAGGCTGGCATGAAACTTCCAATAACAATCATCGTCGACGAACTCGATCGGTGTCGTCCTACTTACGCCATCAAGGTGCTAGAGGAGATAAAGCACCTTTTCGATGTCGACGGTGTGGCTTTCGTTTTGGGATTACATGGGCGACAGCTCGCTCACTCTGTTGGCGCGGCTTACGGCGTCGGCTTCGACGGTGAGGCTTACCTCAGGCGCTTCTTCAACAAACGATATGCGCTTAAACCGTCTCAGCTTCGACCGTTGATTGCGGAGCTGATAAGCCGGCTACGTATAAATCCAGCGATGATGGATCACATGGCGGTACTTCGAGACGGAAAAGGTAAGGCTGAGATACTTCCGCCCGAAGAAGTGATTGCGACTTATCTGGCGATGTACGAGCTCTCTGCTCGCGATGCGTTTTCGATTATGGAGGCACTCCAAACGGCAATGGCTTTGGTCGGAAAGGCAAATGTACAGTTAAGTTACCTGATCCCGCTGCTGATTACGCAATATCTTGGCGGCGACGATCTAATGCTGCCGAAGCATGATCCTTCATGGAAGTTTTACATAATGACTGATCACTTTCAGCAAAACTATGCCGAACAGTCTGTAAAAGCAGGTATCGAGGCTATACATCACGCAGCGCAATTAAGCGATCAAAAGCTGTCTGAGGTGCTAAATCTCAACAGTCAAGGATTCGGCGTTCGTATAGTGGTTGATTACGGTTTCACAGATGGATCAAAAGAGTACAAACTGCTTCAAAATTATACAAAACTAGTTAAGACTGTTCGGCAGTTTTCATAACGTCGCATATCATTCATGGGGCGGGATAATGGCGTTTTACCAGCCACGCCTCATCCTCCGGGTGTCAACTGTGGTCTTCGCCACATGGCATTCGTGGCATAGGCTCTGTGTGTTGTCCCAGGCATCCGTGCCGCCCAGAGCTTTAGGGGTGATGTGATCCACTTCCACGGCTGGTGTGACGTATCCCTTGCCTGTGCAGTGTCGGCATAGGGGTTCGGCATCAAGGCGTCGCTTGCGGAGTTTGCGCCAGTTGTGGTCGTAACCCGGCGTCATGCTCACAAGGGTACGAGCAGCAACCGGTCGCGCGATTGTAAAGCTAGGCGTTCGCTGAGGCATTCATCTACTTAGTGCGGCGCTACTTCTCTATCACACTGTCATCATCCGTAGCATCACGCTTCAGCAGCGGCATCCGGAATTGTGGAAAGACATCGCTTTCTGATGGGCCTGCCACCAGCAGAGTCAAATTCGCGTTACTAGATAACCGTTCTATTACAATCTTCTTTTCAGCGATCGCTTGCGACCTGATTGCCCGTAATTCGTTCTTCGCGGCGTCGGACATATTGGAGGAAATAGCAGCTTCCGCCTCGTCAATAGTAGAGCTAATTCGACCAAGGTGCGTTGCTAGTTCGACGCGTTGCGCTTCCAAGTTAGCACGGACATCGGCAACCTTTTTTGCCGACAACTTGTCTGAATTCACGTTAAACGCGAACGTGTCCTTGGCCATGCGCGTCCAGCGTGTGCGCTGTCGCGATTCCTCCTCTAATGCTTGAACACCGTCAACAACATCCTGCTTGGCAGCAAATAGAGAGAGCATCTCGGACAGGGGGAGAAGGTGAAGGGATTTGCCGCCACTGGCACGTCGGTACTCGTCCAACAGTTCCGGGCGCGGCTGAAATGCTCCACCCGATTTTACCCACCAGTCAGACTTTTCTTCGTTCGTTACAAATAGGCAGTGAGTTTTACGGGCAGCGGCCTGCTCAAGAATGGTAAGCCAAATGATGTAATCGCCTATTCCGCCGTCGTCCTTGCTTTGATCCTTAAAACCTGGAGCAATTCTCAGTCTAGCTCTGCGATCAACCTCTGATACTATACCATCCTTATCCATATTCTGAAGTTCAACGACAGCGTTGGCTAGGTGCTTTCGGTATACCACCGAAACCGGATCGTTTCCAACATCGGTTTGTATCCGAGCTTTGACCGACTCAAGCTTGTCGATCATGGATTTTCCAGACTTCAACAGTTCTTTGGCGATCTTTTGTGCCGATCGAAAGTCACTGTCATCTTCCAGGAGCGGAATCGAGTTTTGTATGGGATTCTTTCTTGCTCGCGTGATTGCTCCTTCGAGCTGCTCACTTAGTGCTGCCAGCTTACGTGCGCGGTGGCTATAGAATTCGCGGGCGGCCTGTCCAGGAACAACCAGGCGACTAGCCTTTTGTAGTTCGCCATAAACGCGATCGATCTCGGCAAGAGACGCAGAATTTAGCTCATATGGCCACAGCAGGACATTCGCATCAAGCGCCACAAACGACTCACGTGCGATTTCCTCAACGGCAGCCGGGGCGTGAGAAAATAGTTGCCCCGCATCGGGATAAAGGTCGGTAAGCCAGAACGCATCGTCACGTCCCGTCGGCGGCGGCGGTCGCCGCTCTGGGCGTTGATCACCGTTAGCCATTGGTTATCCGTTTGGTTTGTATAGATCCACATTCGACCGACGGACGCTGTTGTCAACCTAATTGATAGGATGATTTCCGGTTGCGGCGAAAACATACGATCGGGGCAGGGCGATGTTGCGCTGCTAGATCGGAAGCTAATTACTATGTCGAAGTTCAACCCATCGATGCTGGTTCCCGCTCAAGCTGCTGGCGCGACCAGCGCAGCACGGTCGGCCAAGGACGTAGCGTTGGCCAACATCGCAAAGATGAAGGAGCAGATGGCCGCTGGTGGTGGTGCAGAGGGCAAGGTCAATTTCAAGGCAGTAGACGGTGGCCGGGTGGCGTTCACGATCCGCGTATCCAACACGCCATTGGTGCTGGAAAAAATGAAGGTCGAGGATACCGATGTTGAGGTGCGCGAAATGACCATACCAGCAGGCAACTTCAACGACGCCCTGGATTACTACTCGGACCGGATCAAGGCAGGCGAATATGATGCCCAGTTGACGACCTTGTCCGAAAAAAAGGAAGCGCGGACCAGGAAGCTGCGGGTGACGCGTGGGTCCAAAAAGCTAGTCACCGTCTCCGTTTAACGTAAGACCGGGAGCTGGCCACCGTACTCGTTATGGTGGTTGGCTTTGCATTTTCTTACCAAGCCAGTCTAAGCGCGTAGCGCGTCGCCGTCGGATCAGGCGCCTGCCTTTTTTTGTAAAAATACTTTACAATATGTTCGCATGATAAATGTTTCTCGGATTGCCTCCAACAGGAGGCTGTGGAATCATGACCCTGTCTTTGAAGGGGGGGGCGAATCATGCTGAATACTCTGAAACCAGGCGTCATTGCACTGGTACTGCTTGGTGTTGGCGCATGTGCAAATGACGAACGGCCGCGGTTCATATCCGACAGGGGTGTTACTCAAGAAGTCAACATGGCGAATGGTATGAACCCAAACGGCGATGGTTTGCTATACCAATTTAAGCTTGCCGCCGACGCCGCACGGCCGTTCACTGTGGGGCAGAACCCAACTCTTAAAACGAATGAGCCCGCGAAGCAGCGTGCTTTTATGGATGCGGGTTTCGCGCTCATTCAGGCTCGCTGTAACGAGTACATATTATCAAAGGCTGACAATCAGCGTCAGGTAAATGTGTGGCGGGATACCTTCGCACCAGTGACTGCGTTGCTTACAGGCGCTGTGGCTTTGCTAGGTAAGGGGGACGAAACCAACAATGACGCGCTAACGGCGCTCTCCCTCGGTACAAGTGCAGCCAGCGCTGGTTTCCGCATCTATGAGCAAAGGTTCCTGTTTGGGGCCGAAAATGTGAATTCTGTACGTTTGCTAATCCTGAAAGCGTTGAGTGATAATGCTTCGCAAGCCTCGACGACAACCAACGAAAAGCTTACCTACTCGCAAAGCGTCGTGCATTTGATCAACAATCAGGCGGTGTGTTCACCTGGTCATATCCTTCAACTGGTTAGTGAGGCTATCGAAGCGGGAGAAGTGGTATCAAAAAAGTCCGACAATCCGAATCCTACGCCGGTCGAGACGGCTGCTGAGGCAGAGTTAAGGCAGGCGAAAGCTGTTATCGAGCAGCTCAAGAAGGACAAAGTCGTAACGCCCGCCCAGGTGGTCGCCTCAGAACAAAAGGTTGTTGCGGCGGAGCCGGCACCTCCACCACCAGTCACAACGCCCTCCGAGGGCTTAGAAATCGTCACGACGAAGGTTCAGAACAACAACTGATCGATGACTGGAGCCAGTCGGCGTGGGTGGAGGTACTAAGGCGTCAGTCGGACGAGCCGACTGACGCCCAAGCAGCTGTTGGCAAACTACTTAGGCTAAAATGTAGCCAGCCCGACGTGCCTGAGTGGCGTACTGGCTTAGAGGCTTGGTCGCTTTCCAGTGGATGTCGCGCTCGACTCGCAAACCACCCGGTCCCACGACCTCCCATATCTCGTCCATGCTGATGTAGCCCAGTTCTGGATAGCCGAGGTCGGCTAGGCCGAACGCTAGGCCATCAGGCTCCATTTCGGTCAGCAACCAGGTCCCTGAGGTCCAGGGCAGGAACAGCTTGCAGACTGGCGTGAAGTCCCGTTCTGAATCGGTGCCCTTTACCGGCTCTTGCTCTCTGTGGTTCGCCTCAAGCTGGGCGACTACTTCTGCGCCCAACATATCTTTCCATTCCATGTGGCTAACTCCTTTTGGCCACATGAATATCAAGCGTCAGTTGGAAGGCAGAGCAAGGGAAAAAGTGGTGTTTTGTGCCAGAACTCACAATGCGACGAGCTGCCAAAGTCTGGTGTAGGAAAGACAACCAGAAGACGTCATTAGTGTGGTCGTCGGAAACGGAGACAGCACATGCAGATAGAATTAGCAGCTTTCGCAAGCTACGCTTTGAACACTTTCGACTACAGCGCAGAATTCGAGGAAGACGCCTTTTCAGTTACGTATGAGGGCGTTCGCTACTATGTGGAGCGCAAGCGGCACTACTTCGAAATCCACGTCGGTAGCGACCAGCACAAGCTGCCTCGCTGCTAAGCCATAGAGCGTCACTGAGGGCCAAGCTGGACAAGGGGTGCAACGCTGCACCCTTTTCCTATCTCCGCTGTCACAGGGTTTCTCAGGAGGCTTCAGCCGTCGGCCCAAGCGTGTAGGCACCTTGAAGCATCGTACCATCTTCACTGAACAGCCACCACGAATGGTCGTCGGGCTCGACGCGGAAGAGGCCGGTTTCGGTAATCACAATGCGCTTGATGAGCCGACGCAGGCTCATGTTGACCCGACCTCGTGCGTAGATACGAACTTCGTCATTCTCGCTCGTCAACTCCGTCCTCAGGCTTTCGACCAGCTTCACATCGTTATCCCCGGCAGGCTTGGCCGTCTCGATCGCAAGAGACTTTTGCGCCGACGCAATATCAACGGACAGTCGCTCTAACTCCACCTCAAGCGCAGCAACGCGCTGGACGATTGCTTTCGAGCCGCCGTCCGCCAGCGCGTCGATAAGATGGTTGAGCTTCACCTGTTCGGCATTCTGCAAACGAGCCAAGTCCGCAATTTGCTCGCGCAGCTTTCGTGCTTCGGCGTTCGCATCCGGCTTTCTCGCGAGTTGTGGAAGCATCTCTTGGAGGATGGTCGCTTCGACCACATCGTAGTTTAGGGTCGTGCCGTTGTCGCATGTGTGGTTCCGGCGTGCCCGATCGCATCGCAGTTTGCGGTAGGTTTTACGCCGGTAGTTGACGACCTCACCGCTTACCTTCGTGTATTTCTGCACTGTATCGGTGGTGTGGCCGAAGTGAGCGCCGCCACCGCACTTTTCGCAGACCACCATCTGACTGAGCAGGTTGCGGTTGCCAAACACCTTGACGTTAGTTTGATTGCCCTTCCGCATCGACAGCGCGGCTTGCGCGCGGTTCCACTTCTCCGCTGTTATGGCCTGCGGGAAAAAGCCTGGGTTAAGGGTCCGACCTTCGCCATTGACGTATTCTCCTAAAACCGCGCGCCTGGTCAGCAGTCGATAGATGTGGCTGTAGAACCAGCCGTTATTGCCGCGCCGTTGCTCCTTGGGAGTCCAACTTGGCACGCCGCGTTCGTGCAGAACCGTGACAATGCGGTGGATTCCTACGCCGTCGATGTAGAGATCATAGATCAGGTTGAGGACGGCTGTGCGGTTCTCATCGAGGACCTTTGTGCCGTCTACGACCTTAATCCAGTTGGGCATGTTGGCGATCGGCACGTCGACTTCACCCGCTTCGATACGCTGGTCCCGCCTTCGCGCGGTGGCTGCGGTGCGCTTGCTCTTTTTATCGCTTTCTTCGAATGCCATTTGCGCTTTGATGATGACGGAGAACAGCTCCATCAGGTCGCCGTTATTGCCTGCCTGATAAACATAGCCGTCTTGCCACGTTGCAACGTCCACGCCTTGTTCGTTTAGCGCCCAGACAAGCTGTGCGGCGGCCTTTGCACCCTGACGGCTCAACCGGTCGACGTTCTCAACGAGGAGCGCCTTGCCCCGATGCAGGCCGTTGCGGGCTTCCAACTCGAATTCGTGAAGCGCGGACCCTTCAAGTCGGTTTGCACCATGAAACGCGCTGCGTCCCTCGTCTGTGATCGTCTTCTCGACAATCCAGCCCCGGCTTGTTGCATACTCTAATCCGTGGCGCTGCTGGCGCTCCAGCGAATAACCCTTGCTTTGCTCCGCGGTTGAAAAGCGCGCGTAGATGATTGCATTTTGAGACATAGCCTACCCCGTAGATGTCAGGTGTTGCCCATTTGTTTACGTGCGTCGCAGCGCGCGTCCAGCTGATCGCGGCGATGAATCCGTGTCGTTGCGGTCATCTCGGCGATGCCGGCCTCGCCTGTGCGCGGGCACCGCGCTGCGCCGCGGACTATCAGGCCAAGGTGTCCGGGCCGCTGCTCGACCGAATCGACCTGCATATCGACGTGGCAGCGGTCACGGCGGCGGATCTCGTCCTGCCCCAGGCCGGCGAGGGATCGGCAGCGGTGGCAGTGCGAGTGGCCGCCGCCCGCAGGGTGCAGACGGAGCGCTATCGTGATCATCCCG